TATTCATAGTCATCTTCGTCTTCCCATTCAGTATAGTAATACACTTCATTTTTGTAGGCTTCTTCAAGCAATTCCTTATCACAAACAATATCCGAATTAGTATTACCCTCTCTTAAAAATTCTATTAAATGTTTTTCTTCTGAAAAGTATTTGTGTCCGTCTAGCACACAAAATCCCTCATTCATTCCTTTGCCAGTGGCATCGCATTTTCTTGCAAATTTTGTCATAATGTTTATAATTTAATTGTTCGACAAAGATATAGATATTTTTTTTAATGTGCAAACTAAAATAAAAAAAGGTATAACTTTTTTTGTTATACCTTTTAAATACTAATTAATACTTGTTTTCAGCTTCCCAACTTGTCCTTGTTATTTTCTTTTGTAGAAAAGGTTTAAGTTCTTTGATAAACTTTTTTTCAGCATCTGAATTAAAACGTGAACCCAAAGCACCTTTAACAACTTCCATTATTGGTGTATTTGTTGTTGTATCGGCAAAGGTAAAATAAACATCAACGCTCCATTCTTTTGGTATTGAGCCGTGGTCTTTATAAGAAACTCTCGCTTTTTTCAAACCTCGTTCAATTTTAACAATCGGTGTTTCATACATATTGGTCATATTATCGTACGAATCAATTTCGCCAAAAGATACTGACATACCTAATAACTTTTTTGTTTTTGTGTTTTTCCAAAAGGATTCAACATCATTGCTTAAACGTTCTTCGTTAACGTATAATTTTGATTTTCTTTGTGAACCCGAAAAATCGGAACTAACACATAAACGGATTTTGTCTTCTTGTAATCGGCTTACTGAAACTGAAAGACAATCATTTGTGAATAAATTTTTCATATTGCTTTATTATTTAATTTTCGACAAAGATAGATATATTTTTTTTAATATGCAAACTAAAATAAAAAAAAGGTATAACTTTTTTTGTTATACCTTAATTTTTTTAGTTTAAAATGAAATCGAGTAATGCGTTATTACTATTACCCTCAGAGTGAAACTCATTAAAATCCAACCCCGTTTTATCGTTTGTTTCATATATTTGTCTTGCAGCTTCAACAAAACCAAGCATAACGGCAATTTCTGAACCATTTAAGATATACTCAAAGTTTTTAAGTTCTTGATAATCATTATTGCAATCATTATGGTGTACCCAAATATGATTATTTGAATCAACAACCAATTTCATTGTTTCACCGAAATCATTTACAAATTCGGTTTTAAGTCTTACGTTTGAAAAATCTTTCATATTGTTTATATTTTAAATTTGATGCAAAGATACATATATTTTTTTTAATGTGCAAATAAAAATAAAAAAAAGGGGTTTTACCCCCTTAATTTTTAATTAAAATTCGATGCCCAACGAAAACACTCTTCTTTGCTTACCCAAATAATCATTTTTTCAAGTTCTTCCTTTGTGGTTAGCGGTTCGATACTCTCGCCCTCTTCATCAGTTCCCTGCACAATACCATTACCAACAATTGGATAACTCCAACCCTCCATTTTGAATCCACCTTCAAATGAGTTAAATAAACCCTCATCATCGACATAGATAGTGTCTTCATTGTCTAAGGTTACAGGTGCTGCAAATGTGGTGCAACCATTACCAATTTGTGGTGCAATATCTTCCCATGAATTGATTTCAACCACCTCAATTTTACGTTCTGCTGAATTAATTTTAAATGACTTCATATTGTTTAATATTTTAATTTAGTGCAAAGATATATATATTTTTTTTAACCTGCAAACTTATTTTTAAATAAAACCATTTTTTTTACCAAAATTATAAGCACCTCGATACTTTTTATTTAATTCAGTCAAAGTACCACATTCAGCGATTACCGTTTTTAGTTTCTCAAATGTCCAAAATTCCATTGGTTTTCTTTCAACAAACACCTTGTCAGTTTTATTTGTTTTTAATACAATTTCTTTTCCTTTACGTCCTCTTTTTTGTGATGGTAAATATTTATCCAATAATCCAATATTTTTATTTTTATATTTTAAATATCTTCTAACATTCTTTTTACACAACTCACTACGAGTTTTAAATTTTAACAAATACTCAACCGAATATTCTTCTTTCGAATATTCTTTTTTAGGGAAAAGTGTTTCAATAATACCTAGTTTTAAACTATGTTTATATGCGGTATTAAACTTATTAACAAACTCTGTTCTTGATTTACATTGTTTCGCCAAAGGTTTAATTGTCTCTAACGACCAATCTGTTTTTTTTCTTGCCATATTGTTTATATTTAATTTTCGACAAAGATATAGATATTTTTTTTAACCTGCAAACTTATTTTTATAAGTGAGTAATATGACCACAATTTAAGCATTCAATATAAGGCTTACCACCCTGCGCAACCATTACACTTTCATTCGGGTACAACCACCATTCATTCTCTTTACATTCGGGGCATTCTGCATTATCACTACCCATTCTTTCTTTCATTGTTAATTGTCCTTTACCTTTTAAGTGTGGGTAAACGTGGTCTAATATATTTCCTTTTACTTCCTGCAATACTGCTTGATAAAATTTTGGTTTGCTCATAACGTTGTTTTTAGATTAGTGAATAAATTTTTTCTAAGTTTGGTATGATTTCCTCCAATAACTCTTTTTGTCCTAAAAAGAAACCATAGTCCTCCGTTTCCTCTAAACTAAGGTTCTCAATACCTTTGCGCTCCAAATTCTCAATTGGTTCGGTATAGTCGTGTTATTTTTTTTTTAAATTTTTTTTATAATAATTATAATTTTTTTTAACCTGCAAATAAAAATTAATAAGTGTGAAAAGTTAGATAGTAATTATCATTTCTGAATTTAATTCTGTTATCAATAACTGCCATTGCGCCATATAAGAAACTTGTCATATTATTATAATCCATAAAATCACTTTTTGGATCCATAGCACCATGTATACGCTCGGCAACACAAAATCTCGCATCAACCCCTTTATTCACAGAATGAATTGTTAATTCGGGATTATTTTTAGTGACTGAATTTAAAAGCTTTTTTAATTCAATTTTTTTCTGTTCCAATGTTAATCTTTTCATATTGTTTAATTTTCGACAAAATTACATATATTTTTTTTAATATGCAAATAAAAATAAAAAAAGGTATAACTTTTTTTTGTTATACCTTTTCTAAGATTAGTTTGATATTCTTTTTTCTGTTTTTAAACATTCAGCTTCCCATTCTTCACAATAAATAAGAATTTCACTTAATACATCTTTATCCAATTTCTCGTACTCGATAGTGTATTCATCCATCGGGTCTGAACTCGCACTTTCGGGTTCATATACACTAACATTAACCTCATTTTTATTAAAAGATTCAGCCAAGCCAACAAAATTACCCAATGTACCAACACAAGGACTTGAAACGGCTTTTATTTCAGATAAATCAAATGAACCAAAATCATCAATGATTCTTTTAATGTTTTTTATTATTGTTCTTTTTTGCATAACTTATAATTTAATTTTCGACAAAGATATAGATATTTTTTTTAACCTGCAAATAAAAATAAAAAAAGGTATAACTTTTTTTGTTATACCTTTTAATTCATTCTTAATTTACTTGACTTTCAATCCAATTTTTAAATGAGAAATTTACATCTTCGGAGTTCCAATCCATTTTATTTTCTTTTTGAATATCATTTAATATAAAATTCAAAATAGTATCAAAATTGCTGGGTGTTTGTATATTAATTCTATCAAATATATCAATCAAAAGTTCCGAAACAACCTCTTTATCATCTTTTGGTACTAATTCGTCACGCTCACAAAAATAAGGTATAATTTCTTTAAATCCTTTTGGTTTCTTTGTATCTGCACTTATAACATCTCTTGCCCACGTACCAATGTATTCAGAACCACCACTAGCAAAATAATCTCCACCACCTTGTCCGTTAGCTTCACTTGTTAATAATGGTAAAGGGTGTATTTTCCAACCGTTATCATCAATCATTTTATCCTTATCAACATATTCTTTTTTGGTATGATTAAGAATGTATCTATAATATTTTTTGGTTTCTTTTGGTGTTATTTCGTTTTCATTGTTGCATAAATTATAAAGATTTGCCTCAAAAGATTCTCCGTCTTCGTTTTTCAAAATAACATCTTTTTCAGCTTCGGCATAATCTCCAGCCCACACGACCCTTGACATATGATATTCTCCGTTAGGTGCTAATAGACTTTCAAAAGTTCTAACAAAATTGTTTTTAATCCACGAATGCTCCATAAGTTTAAGTCCGTTTCCGTATTTGTGTGAATACATCCACGCTTTTATAACTTCTTTGTCGTCTTCGTTTGTTTTTTGTCCTAAAATGATAGGAAGATAATACTGACCCATAATGATATAATTTTAATTGTTAAATAATGATGCAAAGATATATATAATTTTTTTAACCTGCAAATAAAAATAAAAAAAGGTACAACTTTTTTGCTGTACCTTATAATTTTAGTTTGTAAAAATATACGCTTCTTTTCTCCATTCTTTGTCTGCCTCTTCATAAGTTCCGTCTTTTTTCCAAAAGCCTAACTCTAACACATCAAATTCATCGGGTTTTGGACTTTCTTCTTTAAATTTAGCTTCATACCATTTATCCCATTCCGCAATATCAAATTTTACTACATCTAATAGGTAACATCTTTCTCCACTATCATCTATCTCTAATACATCCATTTCTAATACATTGCCTTCGTCATCTGTGGTAATTTCACCCCAACTACTTTCTATTGTGATCATTTTTTATAAATTTTAATTGTTAAATAAAGTGCAAATATAGAGATATTATTTTTAACCTGCAAATTTATATTTTTTCTTGCGAATTAAAAAAAATATACTATCTTTGCATAAAATTAAACAATATGAACGTTACACAAGTTACAAACGAATTAAAAAAGATTGAATTATTAAAGGATTTGGTGTTGCACGAACCAAACCCCGAAAATCAATATGGTTACATTAGAGTTGAACCAAAACACTTTTTGGATAAGGATAAAAATGAAATCAAATTGGACGGCACTTATTCATTATTTGTTGCTCATATGTATAAAGATAGAATTACATATTCCCACATGGAAGAGTTCTTTTATTTAATATTTTCACATAGAGGAACACAACGTGATTACAGAAGACACAAACACAATACATATCAAATTGAATACAACAAGATATTCGCTTCGGGTAAAACGGTTGATGAGATTGTAAGCAATTTCAAAGAAAAATTAATAAATTATTCATTAAAATAAATTTTTATTTGCGTATTAAAAAAAATATACCGATATTTGCATAAAATTAAAATATAAACAATATGGAAAAAATATTAAATAAAGACGAACAATACAATGGTAAAAAAGTTGAGGCGGGTATTTGCCCTTGTTGTGGTTCTAATGAATTATCGTATGACGGTATGGATATACACGGAGAATCAATTGCATATCCTTGGGATTGTCTTAATTGTGATGCAACAGGTTCTGAATGGCACGATTTAAAATTCACAGGACACAACATTGAGATTGAGGAAATTGGTAAGGATATGGGGGAAGACGGTATGGAAACTATTGTTGAAACTTATTTAGAAAATATGTTTAAAGCAATTGAAATGGATAGACCTGAAAATTACGATGTAATGTTTGATTTCATTTGTGATGATATTAGAGAAACCGCTGATGAAGATTTTTCTTATGGCGATGTTGTAATAGCGTTTAGAAGATTTATTGAGAAAGGGAATTAATTTTCCCTTTTTTAAATTTTTATTTGCACATTAAAAAAAATATACTTATCTTTGCATTAAATTAAATAATATGGTAAAAAATTATAATATCCCGATTAAGTGGGAAAGCTACAAAAGAATTTCGGTAGAGGCTGAAAATTTGCAAGAAGCAACAGAGAAAGCACTAAAAATATTTTTAGATGAACCTGATGAGTTGTATTTAGATGATAGTTTTGAGATAGATAAATTCGTTGAGGAAGAAACTAACGAAACTTTTGATATGGATATTACTATTGAAAATGTTTTTAAATAAATTGTATGAATCAAGAAACGGCAAGAGTTGTTGGTTATATAATGTATAACCAATTATTGGAAGATATTGTGAATGGTAGTTTTTATCAACAGATTGATTTGGCTATTACCATTGCAGAATTATTTATAACAATATATCCCGAAGACCATAAATGGGAATTTGATGATATTGATTGGGATGAAGCCATTGAGAAATTTGTTACAAATTATTTTAAATAAAAGTTTGCGTATTAAAAAAAATATACTTATCTTTGCATAAAATTAAACAATATGAATAAGAGAAATTGGGCTTTAAATCAAATTGCCTTTCAAGAGCAGATAACCAAAATAGGTATCAACCTTGTTACTTGCGGT